AAGAAAAAGCTGGTACATTTATCGTTCTATCTACTTCGGCATTTCAAAAATCTGTGCCAATGCCTAATGTAAATAAAGGGGTATTTGACGAGTTTGTACTTGAAAAAGGCGTTACTAGATATCTGCAAAATGAAGTGCATACGTTTCTTAATCTGGATTCTACAATAGCGCGTATGAGGGATGAAAACCTGCCAATTACAGATGATTTGCGATGGTTCTTTTTGGCAAACAGAGTATCATATATTAATCCTTATTTCGACTATTTCAAAATCAAAGCTCCCGTAGAACCGGGCTTCACATATAAAAACGGATGTTTAATAGAAATTTGTGATAGCTCAAAATATAAGCAAAGATATGATAATACCAGGCGAGGGAAAATACTTAAAGATACACCTTTTTATTCATATGCAATTGGAAATGATCCTTATGCTGACGAATCAAAGTTTATAGAAAACTTCTCTCTCGGTAATTGTGACTTTAAATTTTCAATAATGCTAAATGATATGGTAGTCGGATGCTGGATTGATCGCTCGGATTATAAGCTGGGTTTCGCTGATTCTGCACCTTCTACTAATAGGACATATGTGATACAACAGGAAGATCACAGTCCTAATACATTATGGCTAAAAACATTTAAACGCAGCCCTGATATCCAACTCATGCTTACAGCTTATGCGTCTGGATTGGTAAAATACAAAAATGCGCGAAGTATGCACATTATGAACGATATTTTTTCAATAATAGCTTGACAAATACTTTTATTGTGATATAATGTTATTGTGAATTGAAGATTCGAGTTCGTACTACTTCCGGAAAAGGTACGCTTGATTGCTACCGGATGCACCTTCAACCACCTATTGAATGCGGTCTCACTTCACTTCCCCTTATAACTTGGCTCCAAGCCTAAACAGAGTTAATGTTTAGGATGAGTCAAGTTTTATTTTTAAAAAAAAAAAATATTATTCTT